TTGAGGGTAATGAATTTGAAATTGAATGGGAAGAGGATAACATTATTTCATATAAAGTCCCTAAAGTTTTTGCAATTAAAAGACCGACATGGGAGATTAATCCTACAAGATCTTTAGAAGATTTTAAGATTCCCTTTTATAAAAACGGACTAGATGCCCTTGGTAGATTTGCATGTATGCCACCAGAAATGGTTGACGCATTTTTTAAATCAAGAGAAAAGGTTGAAAAAGCTTTTAATAAAGCTCATCTTGCAGTAGACAGCTTTGGAAGACTTGAAGAGTGGTTTATTCCAGATCCAGAAAAAGAATACTTTATCCATGTTGATCTAGCTCAAAAACATGACCATTGTGCAGTAGCAATGTCTCATGTTAATAAATGGGTAAACGTAAAGGTTACTGATACATACTCTCAACCAGCCCCAGTTGTAGAAGTAGACGCTGTAAGGTTCTGGACACCAACTCCAGATAAATCAGTTGATTTTACTGAAGTTAAAGACTACATCCTTGCGTTAAAAACAAGAGGATTCAGAATTAGAATATGCACATTTGATAGATGGAATTCTCACGATATGATGCAGCAATTAAAAACATATGGAATTAATACAGAAATTTTATCCGTTGCAAAAAAGCATTACGATGACATGGCAATGGTTGTGCTTGAAGAAAGATTGAGCGGGCCACATATACCGCTGCTTATCGATGAATTATTGCAGTTAAAGATTATGCGTGATAAGGTAGATCACCCAAGAAAAGGTTCTAAAGACTTGGCCGATGCTGTCTGTGGTTCAATATTTAACACAATTAGCAGGAGCAGGTTTGACAACAATGAAGAAGTAGAGATTCATACTTATGAATCAATGAGTTATAAAGCAGATTTTGGTGAGCAAAAAGAAGAGGCAATAAACCTTATAAAGCCTCCAAAGGCTATGCCAAATGATTTACAGGATGCAATAGGAAGAATGATGATGCTATGACAAATCTATATCAAGAAAGAGCAAAAGAGTGTAAGTGCTGTGGAAAACATGTCCCATTGCCTACTGTTTTAAGAGAATTTAATGGAATCATGGTATGTCCAACTACATATGCAAACATATTAGAGTATACTAGGATATGGAAGCAAGTTGGTTCTAGGCCAGCTGGAAATATTAGAAAACATTTTTCTGAATATGTACAACAGGTTGTAGAAACATCTATTGACAATATTAGTTCGGAAACGTTATAATGTACCAACGTGGCAATAGCTTAGTTGGTCAAAGCCCCGAACTCATAATTCGGCAATCGTAGGTTCAAGTCCTACTTGCCACACAAGGAGAGAAATGGAAAACAATATGCCAGATTTAGATCGTTATATAGAGATAGGCGCTATAGAGGTTGTTGGGGTAGATGAAAGTGGAGAGTTCATCTTGCAGATAACAGAAGCGGCAAAAGAAATTGCCCCAGAACTATGGGCTGCACACATGAATCATATTGATGAAACTTTGATTGGTCTATATAAAGCTGGACTTATGAAAGTAGAATATGACGACAATCTGGAAGCAACATTTTCTTTAAGTGAAGAAGGAATGGAAGTTGCAAAACAACATGGACTCATTCCAACAGATTTTGAAAAAGATATTCCAAATAATTAGGAGGTAATTATGCCTTGGAAAGTTGAACAGGGTGCTGCTGGATGCAAAGGCTATGCAGTAGTTAAAGAAGATACTGGAGAATTGGTTGGATGCCATGCTAGTAAGACTGCCGCAACAGCGCACATGAAAGCTCTTTATGCCAACGTTACAGAAAAAGCCAACCCATGCTGGGACGGATATGAAATGATTGGTTGGAAAAATAAAGGTGGCAAAAAAGTTCCCAATTGCGTTAAGAGAACTAAAAAGATTTTTAATTAATTATGTAATATAATTATCCTGTAGGCGCTAACCCCCCTACGCATTCGGGCTCGCTACTTTAGGATGATTATGGTTACGGATAAAGGCTGACGAAAGTTGGCCTTTATTCATGCCCTTGTAGCTCAGCGGATAGAGCGAGGCTCTTCTAAGGCCTGCGTCAGAGGTTCGATTCCTTTCAGGGGCGCAAATGCTATAATAGTAATATGAAAAAGACTATAGCCTCAATATCAGCCGTACTGCTAGCCTTGGCGCTAACATCATGCGGCTATCAAGGTAGCTTCCGCTACCCATGTCAAGATCAAGCAAATTGGGATAAAGCAGAATGCAATCCTCCAATTTGTGAATCAACAGGAACATGCAGCAAAGATATTGTTGGTGAAAAAATATGGACAGACTATCAGAATAGTAAGGTAAAAAATGGCTAAAGAAAGATTAACCCCAGCAGATCTTGAGGCAAGATTAAAGTTTATCCTAGGATTAACACTAGGTTCAATTTTGTTTTTAACATCAGTAGGAATTCTATACGGATTGCTTTTTGTATCACAACCAATTGGAGCACAATCAGAAAACGATAAGATGTTTTTCAATGTTCTTGGATCAGTTGCAACATTTATTACAGGAACATTAGCAGGTTTATTGATTGGGCAATCAGGAGCTAAAGATATCATGAAGGCTCAACTTGATAACAAAGAGATGGATGCAAAGAATACGCAAGCAGATAAGAAGCTTGAATCAGAATTATCAATTAACGAGTTAAAAGCTGACGTTGAAGCAGACGAAGTAAGAGCACGTCTTGCTAACAAACCAGATGGTGCTATGCCAGCAGAACAACCAGTTGATACAGATTGGGATAAAGATTAATATGACAGATTTTCCAGTACCAGCAGAAACAGCAAAGGCTCCCGCAGGAACCGCTGCTCGTTTAATTCAAGTTGCAAAGTCTCAAGTAGGATACATCGAGGGACCAAAAGACAACGAGACAAAATATGGAGCGTACACCAAGGCAAATTTCCAACCTTGGTGTGGAAGTTTTGTAAATTGGTGTGCAAACGAGGCAGGAGTCAAGATTCCAAACACAGTATATACACCTGGAGGAGCAGCAGCATTTAAGAAAGCAAACTCTTGGATTGACGGAGATATTGCTGATCCTGAGCCAGGAGATATTGCCTATTTTGATTTCCCCTCTGATGGCGTTGACCGCATTTCTCATGTCGGAATTGTTATTGAGGATAATGAAGACGGGACCGTATGGTGTATTGAAGGAAATACTACTGCAGACGGTAAAAAGGGAAGCCAGAGAAATGGCGGAGAAGCCTGCAAGAAACTACGTGCTTATAAGAAAAACAAAAAGAATGTAATGGTTTCAATTGTAGGATTTGGGCGTCCAAAGTTTAAATCTGGTGGAACGGTAAAACCTGCTGTTGCAGCAGACGGCAAATGCCCAACTTGTGGCAAATAATTTAATCATTTGATATAATAATATACGGGTCGCCATTAGGGGCCCGTATATTAATTTATTCGCTTAAAGGAGGAATAAAATGGTAACACAATTCGCAATGGATTTTTTTAATGATCCATTTTTTATAGGGTTCAATCGTGATTTTGACAAGTTGTCAAGAATCCACACCCACGCTTCAGGCACAAACTATCCACCATATAACGTAATTACAACAGACGATGAAGATAAATTCTTTATTGAGCTGGCGGTTGCGGGATTTGCTAGAGAAGACCTTGATGTTTCAATTAAGGAACAAGTCTTGACCGTAAAGGGAGAGATCAAGGATTCTAAGGATGAGACTAAATACGCTCATCGTGGAATTGCTACCAGAAAATTTATCCGTGAATTTGCTCTTGCAGAATTCATTGAGGTAACTGGTGCGGTTGCGGAAAACGGTATGCTCAAAATTTCATTAGAGCGTATTGTTCCTGAAGATAAGAAACCTAAAACAATCAAAATCAAGTAATACTAGACAATGCTACCCCATTGGGGTATAATTGTATTGTGCACCGCTTAGTTCGGGCATAAGGGCCCTGGGCACGGCCAAGTAAACTGCCCATTTAATATTGGAGAACAATGGAAATAATTGATCTAAAAGAGCCAGACGTTTTAATTATTAAAAATTTTTTAAATGAAGAAGAAGTTCAAAAAATTTTAAATATTTTAAAATCTTGTGATGAAGAAACATGGGAAATTACATCTAAAGAAAAACAAAAGAAAGATTATAAATCAGAAAAGTCTCGTGAGGGCGACAAAAAAAATTGGTATGGAATGACTTTAGATTTAACATCTAGAGTAAATTCTAAAAATTATTTTCCACAACTTCCTCATGAATTTTTAATTCAAAAAGAATTTGAAATTAAAAAATTAGTAGAAAAAAGGTTTAAGGACCCTCTTATATTACAATTGTCTGGTCTACATAGATGGAGACCTGGGAGAGAACAGCAACCACATATAGACTATTACGACTCTTCAGAAGATCATGATTTTGAAATGTTAGAAAAATATAATCTACCAAAAGATGCATTAGAAGAATTTGAAAAAGATTTTAATGACAAACATTATTCTTCTTTAGTTTATTTTAATACAGATTATGTTGGCGGAGAACTGTATATGCCTCAATGGAATTGGGAGATCAAACCAGAACCAGGGATGTTAATTTGCTTTAAAGGAGATGAAAATCATCTTCATGGAGTAAAAATGATTGAAGAAGGCATTAGATACACCTGGTCTATTTTTTGGACAAAAATGGAGTGGGCTCTTAAAAATAAACTTCCAATGTTAAAGTAGGTAATCATGCCAGTTTATGAATACAAATGCATTATATGCGAAAATGTTAAAGAAATCACTAAATCTATTAACGAAGCAACAATGACAGAGCTTTGTGAAAAATGTGGTGCTGCAATGGTTAAACAGTATGGATCTTTTGGTATACAGTTTAAAGGTTCTGGGTTTTATAAAACAGATAACGCTAAGTAGTTAGATGATATAATTAAATAAGCAAACATAGTTTTGCTTAGGAGATTATAGTTGACTAGAACTAAATTATGGAGACTCTCATTAGCCGCTATATTAGGATTTGGTTGGCTATTTATGACTCCTGCTTCTTATAGTGATGATCCGTTAAGCATAGCCGCTCAAGAAATAGCAGAATTAAATGAAAAGGTTGGCAACCTTAATGAAGAACAGGCTACACAAGATTTAATAGATATAGCAGAATCTAAATATGATGCAGCCGTTGCCGCAAAGACAAATAGAGATAATAAAATAGCTGCTTATGATGATGCAGTTGAGGCTGAAGCAACAGCATTATCTGAAAAAACAGCAGCACAAAATGCAGTAGATGGTCAAACAGTAACAGTTGCTACCGCATTAACAAATAAAAACAATGCTCAAGATGCTTTAGATGTAGCCAATGTAAACCTTTCAAATACTCCAGTTCCATCAAATGGTGGACAGGGAGTAGCATTTCAAATATATCCAATGGTAAGAAGTGGTAGCACAGCAGTTCTTCCGCCTAATCCTGGATTAATATGCCAAGGATCTATACCTACATTTTATACATACGCTGGAGACTGGGCAATATGTGGTGCTTCACAAAACATGATAGGCATATTTACAGCCACACTAACAGTTCCTAATGACATTAACGATGTCTACTTTGCAGCATATACAGACGATGGATCTAGAATATATGTAGATGGAGTTTTAGAATCATCATTATGGCGTGAACAAGGGGCTACATGGAGTCCGTACACAAGACATTTTAATACAACAACAGATAAAACTCTTCAATTAGAAGTGTGGTGGTACAACGGCGGAGGCCCAGGAGTAATGCACCTTGGATGGGGTCATAGCGGAATTTGGTCTGGCATACCTTCACAGTTCTTATCATATGGACAAGGATCTACTCAAGCAGAAATAGATGCATATAATACAGCAGTTGCTGCACAACAAGCAGCACAAGCAACATATGATGATAAATTATCTATATACAATTCAGCTAACTCTACTTTAAATACATACAATCAAACATTATCTACAAAGACTGCTGCATATAATACTGCGGTTTCTAATACCGCCACAGCATTAACAGATAAAAATAATGCAATTGCGGCTTATGATCAAGCAATAATAGATATGAATGATGCAATAGATGATGCTTGGGATTCATATAACTCTACTTGGCAAATAGAAGAGCAACAGAGAGTTCAAGCAGCAATTGCGGCAGCTATGGCAAATCAACCACAGCCTACACCAGAATCAACAATTGCTCCTACGCCTGAGCCTTCTCCTGAGCCATCGCCTGAGCAAACAAAACCAGTCGATCCCACTCCAGAGCCAAGTTCTGATACCACAGATGAACCGACGACAGAACCAACTGTTGATCCAGAGCCCACTGTTGAGCCTTCACCAGAGCCTTCACCTCTGCCATCGGATATAGATCCAAAGCCAACTCCTGAACCAAAGCCAACTCCTGCTGAACCTTCTGAAAAACCATCACAACCTAATGCTATCACAGAAGAAACGGCAAATCTAATTGCAGATTTAACAAGTAAGGACACATTAACTAAACTGACCCCAGAACAAAAAGCGGCGGTAGCAGAAGGTCTTGGTATATCAGTAAAAGAAATAGCCCTTGTAGCTAATTTAGCAAAGTCTGATGAATCTATTGCACAGGCTTTGGAGCAATTTGGTGATAGAATTAAAGAGAATGCAAACGCTCCAATGCCGTATACTTTAGCAGATGCAACTACTGAAATAAAAGCAGAAGCTTTTCTTGCAGATCCTCTTGGAATGTTAACAGATATAGATTTTGAAAAATTGCTGAGCCCTACAGAATGGGGTAAAGATATGACAGATGATCAAAGGGAAAAAGCACAAGAAGTAGTTATTCCAGTTATCATTGCGTCAAACATTGTGGCAGCAGCCATGACAAGGAGGATAGGATGAAAATAATTAAAGCAGTCCTAAACTATGCTTGGGAAGTAATTAAAGAAAGTATCGCTCAGATATTTACTCTTTTAGGCTTTTTTATAGCCTGGCTTACCCTTACTGGAACGGCACAACAAGTCGTTGGAGTAGCAACTGTAATTTCTACAGTTATTTGGTTGGCGACTATTCCATTAAGAAAGGAAGACTAAAATGAGCTCTGGACAATACAAGCCTCATCATGGCTTTAATCCAATTCAAATTAAAAATGGTTGGATAGTTAGAATGAGAAAAGATGGCACAATAAAGTCTTATATAGAAAAATACCCTAGGGTAGATAAAAAATCTCAAAAGTAGTATAATATATACATGGACCAATACAAGGTTAAAATAGAAGCGGATTTAGAAATTGAGGCTTTTTCGCCTGAAGATGCCGTAGACTATGTAAAAGATATTATTGGTTCAGATCAAGAAGTAAAATCAATAAATGTAAAAAAAGTTGTAAAAATTAATTAAATTCGATTGACAAGGCCCTGTGGAAAACAGTATAATATATACCACGGGGCTTTCCCTTTGGTCCATAGCTCAGTCGGCAGAGCGGGAAGCTGTTAACTTCTAGGTCCCTGGTTCGAGTCCAGGTGGACCAGCACGAGAAAAGAGAAAAAGTGTTAGTAAAAGAAAACAAAGTAAATCAGCTTATTAAAAATTTTAAAACAGATTATCAGGATGCTTTCTGGGACGGCTACACGTTAGTTGTTTGGAAAAGAGATGCTTCTGGTTTTTCTAATAAGCGGGGCATGTTTAGAAATAATACATGGGGTCTAACAAATAGATTTGCCATGAATGATAAGGGGACATGGGAACTCCCTGACAGATATGTCAAATATATTAAATGATCTAGGTGTAGACCCAGATGATTTTGAATGGTGGCATCTTGCGGTATGCAATGGGATGGACACAAACTTATTTTACGATAAGTATGAAGCAGATTTTAACATAGCTAAAAGCATTGACGAGTGTTGCATTAGTTGCCCAGTAGCCAAAGAATGTCTACGAGCAGGCAATACAAACAATGAATACGGAGTATGGGGCGGAATATACCTTACTTCTGGTACAACAGATAAATCACGTAATATTCATAAAACTGAAGAAGTGTGGAATAGATTAAAGGTAAAGCATGGACATTAATCAATGGACAGGTGAAATAAATAAACCAGTATTCTACACAAAAGAAATGGCTAAGAAAGTAAGAGAAATAAAACAACCAGTCCATGGTTTACAAATGGATATAGTTAAGTTTCCAGATTTTTTAGCAATTAGGTTATATGAATCTAATTTCATGCAGTATGGAGATTCTGAAAGAATGAGAATCATAGACTACATTGAAATGGTAAAGCGTGTCTTAGAATCTTATGGGGTTCGTGTTGAACTAGAGGGAGCCAAAGGTGAAAGAATATTACGATAAATATCTGATTGTGTGGTTACATGAAGAACAAGTTTATGGAGATGTAGAATCTTTAGGAACATATGCTTCTGTAGTTAGATATAAAAAAGACGGCATTGATTATGAAGAAACAATTGAAAATAGTGATTTTACAATTATGGATGAATTTGTAATTTCACATGTAGAGGAAGATTAATGGAAAAAATTCTTTGTTATTCTTGCAACAAAAGTAAGAATAAGTTAAACACAAAAAAATCAGCATTGCTAACAATTAACTTGTTGATGTGTGAAACATGTATTGTGTCTAAATTTGAGCCACGCTGGACAATTATTTTGGCTGGCAGGCAGTTTGGCCCAGATCATGTTAAGGACTACATTATTAAAAAGCGCTATATTGGTCAACCAATATTAGCAGATGAGCTCTTAGTTTAAAATACATTTTTTGATATAATTGTCATATAATGTTTAATATGACAACTTCAGAAACAATATTGATGCTATTAATGGCAGTCTTTGGAGGTTCTGCTGCCAAATTAATAGAAGCTTGGGGCAAGCGTAGTTCCCGTAAGGCATATGAAGAAGATATTGAGCATAGCAAAATTGAGCTTAAATTAGAATTAGAAAAACTTAAAAATGCCTTGCTAATGTCTGAGAATGAATTGTTAATTTGGCAAGCAAAATATTACGAAACCCTTGAAAAATTAGCCAAGGTAAATTATGAATTAAGCGAATTAATGTCCAAACTAACCTTAAAATAGAGCTGGACATCAAATTTACAATATTATACAATAGGTATATGATATCTGAAAAAAGACTTAAGTGGTACGGCATTGGCTTAACCACAATTGTAAACATAGCTATAGCTTGGTTTATGTACCACAGATGGCAATCTGGTCAAGATCTTTTAGTCCCAATCATTCTTTTATTGGTTCTTAAGATAAGAATCAATCAATATCTTCAAGAGCAAAAAGTAGAAAACTTAATACAACTATTAAACAATAAAACTAAACTAAGAAAGAATATATAAATGACTTGTGTCGTTGGACTCATCAAAAGCGGAAAAGTTTATATGGGATCTGATTCAGCAGCCGTTGATGAAAAAGGCGGACACATCTTTGCTCAAAAAAGTCCAAAGGTTTTTACAGTAGGACAATTTGGAATAGCATTTGTTGATAGTTTTAGAATGGGTCAAATTCTTCAATATGAGTGGGTTCCACCAAGATTTACTGGAAGTCCAAAAGCTTTAGATAAATTTATGAGAACTAAGTTTGTTGACTCAGTTAAAGATGCATTTAAAGGCGGAGGTTATGGAAACTTTGGTCCGAATGTTGAAGACGGAGATCAAGGTGGAATATTCCTAGTTTCAGTAAGAGGAACAGGCAGACTTTTTTATGTAGATGATGATTTTCAGGTTGGAGAAAACATTATTCCATATTATGCAGAGGGTATAGGTATGGACTTTGCCCTAGGCTCATTACATTCAACTCAAAACATGAGAGATCCTTATAAGCGTATGGAGTTAGCATTGTCTGCAGCATCTCAATTCTCTGTGGGAGTATGCCCACCTTATCATTATATAGAATTATAACTATTGACAAACCAAACTACATTTAATAGAATAGAGCAATGAATAAAATAACAAAGGTCGCATTGACCACAATACTTATACTTACTACTATAGCAGGATGTTCTGCATTAAAGGCTCAAGCTGAGCCAATTAAGCCATCAGTTGTAATTTTAGATACATCAATTGATGCCTCACTTCCAATTTTTAAAGAAAGAGTTATTCAAGAAGTATGTGTTTTGGAGAATGTTTTAACAGTATGCCCAAACAATACTCAATTCCAGGAAGGTTCTGGATCCGCATCTAGCCTTGCTCCTCAAATTCTTAAATCTGCAGGATTTAGACATGGAACAGCAATGGCTTCAATTGCAGTTAAAACTAATGCATATGTTAACGTAGTTTTTGTTAGAATTGTTGGATACTATAACGGATATAGAGTAAATCCAACAGCAACATCAGTTACACGAGCATTGGATTGGGTAATTGCTAACAAAGACAAATATAATGTTGCTGCAGTTGCAATGAGCCAAAGTACTCATGACGCAGCCACTTTAAAACAACTATGTCCAAATAATTTAATTACTCCTTATGCTGATAAGCTTAAGCAATTAAACGTTGCCCTATTCTTCCCAGCAGGTAATGACGGAGATTTAAAACAAGTAGATTATCCAAGTTGTATCCCACAGGCAATTACAGTAGGCTCTGTAGATGAAAGAAATATTATTGCAACTTATAGCAATGGAACTCCTTCTCAAGTTGATTTCTATGCTTTAGGCCATCACAGAAATGCTGTGTTTCCAGGTGGAGAAATAACAACTGTAGTTGGCACATCTGCAGCAAATCAAGTAGCAGCAATGCAGTGGGCTACTGTAAAAATGGTTAGGCCAAGCTTAACATATGATGAACTTTATAATCTTTTAAAATCCACTGCTACAATTGTAGAGAACGGCAAAGTAAAGGGCGGTTCTTTAATTAATATAGAAAAGGCAACCAAATAATGGAAAAAGATCCAATGATCGAAAAGCAACAAAGCATGCTTGAAGGAATTGTCTCAGACATCGTTGTTGAGGTATATCAGAAATGGTTTAATCAATTACCTGAAGAGCAGCAAAAGAATGAAGAGTCAATTGCTACGCTGGGCAAGAATGCTGCAGACGTAACTTACTTTGTGGTACAACGCTTTATGGATAAATTCAATGAGGCAGCAGCACAAATTAAGGCAGAAGAAGAGCAATCTAAGGACAATGCCTAGAATCGCCTTGGTAAATTCCGCAATATATGATATCATTGAACCTGATAGTTCGTTTGATACAGAGCTTGTAGATATCCCTCAAGCAATACTTGACAGATATGACAAGGTTATGGAAGAATTCTGGGACGTTCAAAATGAACTAGAACAATATCAAAGAGCACAGGAGACTGATTAGTGTTATTAACTGACAGTAACTTTGACTCTGTTGTTGCAGAAAATCAAATAGTTTTAGTAGACTTTTGGGCAGAATGGTGCGGACCTTGTAAAAAAGTTTCACCAATTTTAGATGAAATATCTAAAGAAAAAAATCTGCTTGTGGCTAAGATAAACGTTGACGAAAACGCAATTAAGCCAAAAGATTATGATGTGGTATCAATTCCAACCATGATCTTGTTTAAAGATGGACAGCCAGTAGTGAGAATTACTGGTGCAAAACCAAAACATGTTTTGCTAAAAGAGTTAGCAGAACACATTTAATCTCTACGCTCAAATTGAGGTAGATAAACTAAGGAGAAAATAAAGAATGAAATCATTCAAGAAAATCGCTCTAGCCGTGGTTGCAGCCATGACAATGAGCACTCTTGTTGCAACATCTGCAAGTGCTGCACCTATGTCAATTACTTCTGTAAAGAAGGCGGGTACAACAACTACCCTTGGCACAGCAGCAACTACACCGATTACTTTGCCAGTACCAACAGATAACTCTGTAGATACAGCAGATACAGTCGAATTCGTTGTAACAGTAGATACTGGAACAGTAGTTTCAGTAGTCGCAACAAACGCAACAGTAGTACCAGCAGTAGCAACATCAACTGCTCCAGTAACAGCATCATCAGGATCTGCTACTTGGTCACAGAATGTTGGAACAGGTACAACAGCAACGTTTTATGTATATACTAAAACGACAGCAATTGGTTCAGTAGCCATTACAAATGGTGGAACCACAACAACATATTATGTACAAGGAATTGCTGGTGCAATTGATAAGCTTACTCTAGCAGGAGTAAATTCAGCAGCAGCAGGTACCTCAGTCACTGTAACAATTGGCGCAGTTGACGTATTCGGAAACAAGATTTCTGGAAAGTCAATTTCAGCAATTGCTAATGGTGCAACCCTAGACACAAATACTGTAACTACAGGATCTGGTCTAACAAATTTTGGTACAGCAGACGTTAAGTTTGTTGCTCCAGCAACTGGCCCAGTAACAATTGTTGCATATGCTGCATCTGCAGATATGGCAACAGCAGTAACTGGATTCAGCACACCATCATCTTCAGCAGTAAAGGTAATTGCCGTAACTGATCTTTCAGCACAGGTAGCAGACCTTACAGCACAACTTGCAGCAGCAAATGCTGCTAAGGCTGCAGCAGAGACTGCCCTTGCAACAGAAAAGGCTGCTCGTGCAGCAGATAAGGTTGCAGCAGACGCAGCAGCAGCAAAGGCCGTAGTAGATCTAGCAAAGGCTAAGGCAGATGCTGATCTTGCAAAGGCTACATATATTGCAGAGTTTAATGCTCTAGCAAAGAAGTGGAACGCTAAGTTCCCTAAGCTTAAGGTAACTCTTAAGAAGTAAATAATATCTATTTACAAACCGATTGGGGATATTGTATAATATATATGATATCCCCAATCTTTATTAGAAAGAGAATAAATTGAAAATTGTAATTGTAGGTGGCGGTTCTGCTGGTTGGATGACCGCAAGTACCCTTGTTTCACAGTTAAAAGACGTAGATATAACACTTGTTGAAAGTCCCTATGTTCCTAGTATTGGAGTAGGAGAAAGCACACTTGCTGGTTTACCAGCATGGCTAAATGCTATTGGAGTTGATCATAAAGAATTTATGCATTTTACAGATGCATCATACAAACTAAGTATTAAATTTAATAATTTCCACAGAATTGGTGACGGAGGATTTCATTATCCATTTGGACACCCAACATTAGAAAACTGTGAATTGCCAGGAGCAAATGACTGGCACGTTATGAAACATTATCTTCCAGAAACAACCACTACTCAAAGTTACGTTGAATCTTTATTTCCACAATCAGTTTTACTCAATTCTAGAAAATTAAAAAATCCTAAAAATGGAGAATTGGGTAGATTCTCAATGGATAGAGATTTTGCTTTGCATTTTGATGCAATCAAATTTGCCGAATGGCTGTCAGAACACTTTGCAAAGCCAAGAGGCGTAAAGCATATTGAAGCAGATGTATCTCAAATTGTAACAAATGATGATGGGGTAGAAAAGCTTATACTGGAAGACGGCAGAGAAATTTATGCTGATATCTTTGTTGACTGTACTGGATTTAAGAGCCTGCTTTTGGGCGGATCAATGAATGAACCTTTTTATAGTCTAAAAGATAGACTGCCAGTAAATAAAGCATGGGCTGTTCAAATTCAATATGAAAATCCAGATGAAGAAGTTGATTTGTATACAGACTGTACAGCGTTAGGGCATGGATGGGTTTGGAATGCCCCATTGTATTCAAGAATTGGTACTGGTTATGTATATTCAGATAGATGGACAACAAAAGAAGAAGCACTTGTAGAGTTTAAGCAGTATCTTGCAGATAGAATTGGTGCTCACCGTGTTCCAGAAGATTCAGCATTTAGAGAAATATTCTTTAAGTCTGGATGTTATGAAAGAACATGGGTAAAAAATGTTGTTGGTATTGGTTTATCTGCAGCATTTCTAGAGCCACTAGAATCTAATGGTTTATTCTTTATTCATGAGTCAGCAATGATGTTGGCAAGATTCTTAGCTCGTGGATATTTTAATGCTATAGATCGAGATTTCTATAATGGAATTACAAGAAAGCATTTTGAATCATTTGCCACATTCTTGGAGTATCACTATACATTAAGTTCAAGAAGAGACACAGAATTTTGGAAGTATATGACAACCAGAGATGTTGCCCCAAAGCTTTGGGAGGCATCTACTGAATCAAACTTTATTGAAGAGTTAGTAAATAAAACACAGCATCAGTCATACAGAGTTGCTATTGATAGTGGATTCCATGCAATTGCAATAGGACATGAGTGGTATCCAATACATGCAGCATCTATTCCATATTGGCAACACTTGCATCCTACAAATTATGAACAGGTTGCTGGAAATTTCTTTATTAAAACTGAGAAATCTCAAAAGAAATGGAACGATTTTATTAAAGATGCACCAACGCATTATGAGTATTTAAAGAAACATTATCATCAAGGAGATAACTAATGAAGTTTAGAACGCAATGGATTGAAGCACTAAAAACAATGCGATTTAAAAGTTATTGGAATAGGCCAAATACTGTAGAGTTTTTTGCCTTTATGACAAAGATTGCTATCATTTTCCCAGGACTTTTGCTTGGAAGACAATTTTGGTGGCTGTACATTTTTGCATTAATTTCAAGCTTAGCACTAATCTGGTCTTCTACTGTAAAAACTTTGCCAACAATTATTTGGTTTAACATTTTATGGTCGATTTTAGCAATATTGTCAATTGCTAAGCATTTTGGTTTGATATTGAGTTAAAATGGATTTACGTGGCATACCAACTACAGCATGTCCAAACTGTAACTCTGCCATGTTAAAAATAAAAGCAAGATTTGATCCAGAAACTTATGAAATAGCAATGTATATGCTAGACTGTGAGTGTGCGGAATGTGGTTCTCTACTAACCGCACCAACACCAATTGATAGGGAGGCAGAAGATGAATTTTGAACTAAAGAGTCAAGAAGAAATGCAACAGCATCCTATTGATACCTGTCGTATTAAAGGTTGTTGGGGGAAAGCAGAAGTTTTATGGTCTGGTAAAGAAGGACCAATTATTGACGTATGTATTGAACACAGAAAAAGATTGTCTGAGGAGGCAAGCAATGTCTGATTCTAATAAAAGAAGTTTGTTAAAAACTTTTAGTTGGGAAACATTCCATTTAGTTGGAGTTGCTGGAGTTATATACTTGTTCACTGGAGAATGGGAATATGCCAGCCTAGGTGCTCTTATTTATATTGCTTGGGAGTCTCTTGGGTATTATATCCATGAAAGACTTTGGGCAAAATTCGGAAAGAATAATTAATGCAAAAAATTCAATTTGCTTCTGCATTTGAGCATATTCCATTAATGAAGCCTGCAAAAAATTATGTTCCTGAATGGTATGCTAAAACTCCAATGTTTCTTGGCCAAAAAATGGAATTTACAAAGTGGGGAATGAATCCTGGATTGAGAGCATGTGTTCCATTTATGGATTCATTTTTGACTGGTTACACAGCAGAGCTTTGGACAGACTTAGTTATTGAACAAGGAGTTCATGGATCTGTAATCCGATGGCCAGGACAAACTGCAGAACAAGGAACAGATTACTGGGAACCACTTCAGGTTCGTGGTCCAGAAATAACTCATCCAATGCCTGCCCCAAATGGATATGAAAATAAACATTATGCATGGCACAATCCATATTTAATTAAAACTCCGCCAGGTTATAGCATTTTGATTACACAACCTTTAAATCAATACGATACTCCATTTATGACAATGAGTGCAGTCATCGATTGCGACCAGGATCTTCTTGGAGCAGGAAGAATTCCTTTTTATGTTAAAGATGGCTTTGAAGGCTTGGTTCCAAAAGGGACTCCTTTATTTCAAGTCATTCCAATTAAACGTGAGCGTTGGGAATCAGTAGAAAATACTGATCTTAGAAAAGATAATAAAAGAAGGATTTGGCAGGTAGGATCAGTTCTTACTGGTTGGTATAGAAACAACCTATGGAACAAAAAAGAATACCACTAATGCTATAATTGTAGTGGACCAAAAGCATGCAGGTCCTATTAAACAACCTTAAGGAGAAAAAAATGACAGACGGTATCAATACCACAGGGTTTACAGACCCAAAGATCAACCCAAGTTCACCTTGGGCAACTGAGTCTTACACAGAAGCACCAGCATCTGCTTTCCCAGCAAAGGACATGTCTACTCAAGGAAACGCAGGTTTCCAAAAAGAAGGCGCCATGGGAGAAATGGAAGCTGGAGACTATTCGGAGTCACTATAATGTGTGACATGTGCGGATGCTCAACAGTTGCATCACCAACAGTAAATGACAAGTCTATTCAGAATGAATCTTCAGTCTATCTTGGAGCAATCATGGGAATGGACTCTGAAAACACGCTTGGGGCATAATGTCTGAGAATGGTACAGGCGTAACGCCTCCACCAAATAATGAGCCTTCTGGAGCCACTACATCTAAAGATACAATAAATCTTAATGCAGATCAGGGTGGGAAAAGAAAGAAGAACTCGTTACACATAGGCTCAGTTTCAGATTCAATTAAGAATCCTAACTAGCAGAGTTGAAAGTGTGGCCCCATAGAAATATGGGGCCATATTAATTAGGGAGATAAATGAAAACTTTTTACAAAGAAGATCCGTTTGGCAAAGAACTTTTTGATAAAATATATTCTGTTTGCATAGAAGCAGATTCAGGATTTAATGATTTACAATATACAAAAAGATTTGGAAGATATGACACTTTAGTTGAGTGGGATCCAGATACAGAGAAAAAGATATTAGAGCTTGCTAGAAAAGAATTTGGCGAAGAAGATCTAGAGATTACATATAATCAAGTAACTAGATATCAGATAGTTGGAGAGTATAATCCAAGACTATTTATGCATGTAGATACACTCCCTGCTACACATACAATAGATGTTTGTTTAGACACAACAGTTCCAGAATGGGGACTTAGAGTTTTGGATAAAGAAACTCAACAAGAAACATTATTTAAAGATAAAAAAGGATCTGCCGTGTTTTTAAAGGGCGACATAGATGAGCATGGAAGAGATGAATATCCATCTAAAGATCCATCAGATTATTGCAAGATGTTATTTATTAATCTTGCTCCTTCAAATCACTGGGCTGTTATTGCAAAAAAGACTTTGCCCCCAGAAATGATTAAGTCAAAATACTATCCAATAAGCGTAGATGGATCATTGACACAGCCGTAACAATTTAATATAATTAGATTAGTTGCGGATGTTGCATATTGGTAGTGCCTCTGCCTTCCAAGCAGAAGGGGTGAGTTCGATTCTCATCATCCGCTCCACGCCTTGTTAGCTCAGTGGTAGAGCACCGCTCTTGTAAAGCGGGGGTCCACAGTTCAAATCTGTGACGAGGCTCGCAACACCGATATAGACTAGGAGAAAAGCACATGGCAAATCCAACTATTACCTTAACAGGTAGAATTGGGCAAGAACCGACAGTACTAAGTAATGGCGGACTAAAACTACGAGTAGTAACAAATGATCGTGGTAAGAATGAACAAACTGGAATGTGGGAAGATAGACTCACATCATGGTGGACTGTAAAGGTCTGGAATAAGCTTGCAGAAGCATCTACAGATGTTCTTAAGAAGGGACAAGAAGTAACAATTACTGGCACAATTTATGAAGAGAACTGGAACGACCAAAACGGCAATCCACGTACCTCATACGATATTCGTGCAGAGACCATCGCCGTAACAACACGTAGTCTTGGTAAAGTTAAGTCAGAGGCAGTACCATTCTAACATCAGTATCAATATTCCTTATGGGTATCTCTATTGGCTTTGTCATAGGATACTCATTTGGACTATTCATAAATAAGCTTGATAAGAAAGTGAAATCGTCGGGAGAGAAATGAAAAAAAATAATAATAAAAAGTCTTTACGTGGGGCTAAACGTCATGTAAAGAATTTACGACGACTTGCCCGTAAAACAATTTTGAGCACTGCTCAGAAGCGGGAAGAAAGAATGCGTCGTAGCATTTTTGCTGATTTAGACTTTACAGAAAAAATAGATAAAGAAGATCTATAGTGGTAATACTTAGCAAAATTTATACTAAAACTGGCGACAATGGTGAAACTTCATTAGCAGATGGCAACAGGGTTGCCAAATTTGATGCTGTAATAGATGCTATTGGCGTAGTTGATGAAGCAAATTCAGCAATTGGCATGATTCAGCCATACAATGATATTGTTCAAATGATTCAAAACGATTTGTTTGATATCGGCGCAGATTTAGCTAAATCAGATCTAAACATAGATGAAGAAAGAGTTCTATGGTTAGAAAGCGTCATAGATGACATGAACGAATACTTAGAACCACTTAGATCATTTATTTTGCCAACTGGTCCAATTCATAATGCGAGAGCAGTTGTAAGAAGAGCAGAAAGAATTGTATGGTTACTATCTGCAATATCAGATGGTAAAGACAACCCATATATTAATCCAGTGATACCAAAATATTTAAATAGGCTATCGGACCTACTATTTGTTATGGCTAGATATAATAATAAAGATAATGAAGTATTATGGACGCCTAAAAGTGCGGCGGGAGAGAGACAAAATGCTTAGATATTTAAAGCTACGCTTTCACATATGGCGTATCATGAGAACTAATAAAGAACTATTAGAACGTCTAAATGATTATGATGAAAATGGTTGCCCATATTGGAAAAAGACAGGAACAGTAGATCCAGATTAATGAAACTTACTGAAGAAGAAGTAGTTATAACAATAACTAAAGTAAAGTATGATGGCGAGTTCTCTCATTGGGAGGCTACTGTAGAATCAGATAAAGCGGATGTATATTTAGCTGGTACTTCCCCAACATCTTTGGGAGCATTAGACATGGCTGCTGAATATATTTATGAAGCATCTAAAGATGAGGAGTGGTTTAAAGATGACTCAAATATACGAATTTAAAACTGAGGCGGGTAAAGAACTGTTTGAATACTTTAATGATAACTATGGGTCAGCTATTTGGGGTCCTGTTCTTAGAGGGATATTGGCTATTGAAAAGGAGTTAGAATGATTGATTGGATTATTCGACAGCTATTTAAGTGGCAACCACTTCGCCTTGCCATATTTAGCGAGGTAGATTGGTATAATTCAATTACTCGCATTATGGAAGATCCCGAAGATATGAAGATTGCCACAGCAATGTGGTGTGAATCAGATGGATGGCGGGGATGGACAATTGATGATGGAAAGTATTACTTTAATGATATTCCAGAGAAATCATTGTCAG